ATTTATTGAGAATATAGCAATCGCAGTAGGTGGCGATGTGCAAATTCAAATCAAACAAGCAATCAATGGCAATAACAATAACAAGTAGTCCTGCACCCTATTCGTCTATGCACGATAACTTATGGTTCGTTTCAAGTTCTACAAATAGTGGAACTACAAACTTTAAGTTTGTTTATGATGTCTATATAAACGGAAGCCAGGTTATTAGATCAAAGGTATTCCCTGCTCCAAGTGCGGAAGGTAGCTATGGGGTTTTTAACGCATCTCCAATGGTTAGAAGTTTTGTTACTAACTACTTCGAGCCTTCAGGTAACTCAATACTTGTAGCTTCAAACGATAAAATCAAAGTAGATTACCAAGTAAGGATAGGCGAAGAGGTAAGCGGTGTTACAACTACTAACTTAGCATCTGGCAGTTATTCGGCTTACAACTTTGTGCCACCATTGTTTGCCGATGTATTCTTTATGGAAAGCCAAACCTATTTAGATTTAGCTACCTATTATAGCAGTTTACAATTAGAAAACTTTAAGGATAACTTTTTAACCGAAAGGGATTTAGATAACATAGCTATTGAATACGGAGATAACTTTTACGCTTCGTTCTTGAAGATAACTTCAGGCACTTACTCTGCTTTTGTAGAAGTAGTAAACGAAAGCGAAGCGGTAACAAGTACTGTATCTGGCAACATTACATTAAGCGGTCAATTCAACTTATTTAACTTAGAAGCATCGCATATAAATACTTTTGCAGGTTCTACTATTATTAACGCAAATACTTACGGATATAATTTTTACTTAAAGCGTGGTGCTACACAATCAAGGGTTATCAAGCTAAGACAAAAGTGCTATCCTAAGTTCCAACAATATAACTTAGAGTTCCTAAATAGGCTTGGCGGTTGGGAAACAAAGAGCTTTACTTTAGTTAATAAAAGGTCAAGCGAATTCGAAAGGACATCATACAGGCGTAATGATTGGCAGCTTGTAGGTGGTCAAATGAAAAACTCAGATGGATATAACAAATTTAACGAAACAACTTTCAACTATGCTATTCAGCATAAGGATAAATATAAGCTTACTAGCGATTGGGTTACTGAGCAGGATTATGCTTGGTTGGCTCAGCTTGTATCGTCTCCTATTGTTTATATGGAGGTTCTTGGTGCTTATTTCCCTGTTACCATAAGCGCAACAAACTACGATTACAAGTTAGAAAGTGCAGACAAGCTATTTAACTTTGAGATTGAAATAGAAGTAGGAAGATACTTAACAAGCCAATTCAGATAATGATAAGTACAGAAATTTATATAGAGGATAGAAGGATTGATTTATTGGAAGATATATCTACCGAGTTTACTTATGCCATTGACGATGTAAGTGAGTTTGGTAGTCGCAATACTTCGTTTAGCAAAACAATAAGCATACCAGGAACGGGGTTAAACAATGCAATATTTGGTTACATCTTCGAACTTAACAACGCAAACTTTACCGATAATGACCTACCAAACGTAGGCTATAATTACAACGTAACTAAACAAGCTAACTGCAAAATATTTATTGATAAAGTGCAGATATTTAAAGGCACTTTACGAATATTGGAAATAGTAATAGACAAAGAAACTATTGAATACCAATGTTGTGTTGTAGGGGAATTAGGCGGTTTTATTAATCAGTTAGGTAATAAACGTTTAGAGGAATTAAACTTTAGCGCATACAATCATACTTATAGTGTAGCTAATATTAGTGCAAGTTGGGATAACGCAGGTGGTTCTGGTTATTACTATCCGCTTATTGATTATGGTGGGGTTAGTATTGGTAATGGTGGTGGTGGACACGGGGTAGCTAAAAAGGACTTTCAATACACAACTTTTAGACCTGCTTTGTATGTTAAAGAATATATCCAAAAGATATTTGCAGGTACAGATTATACTTTTAATTGTCCGTTCTTTAATACGGCTTTATTCAATAGGTTAATAATTCCGAACAACCAAACAAACATTACTGCTTTAAACAATACTAGCTTTAGTGCTACTGCCAATAATAGAACAATGAATTTAACAACAGAACCTTATGTTAGATATACTGTTGTTACTTCAGGTAGTTTTACGCCAGATACTTTCAATGAAGTGTTTACATACACTGGAACTGCAAGTATTACCACAAGCGTAAGAGTAAGGTTGAGCGGTTTTGTTAATTCTTTTAACCCTGCCAATCCAAGCTATTCTGTTATATTAAGAAAGAACGGAGTGCCAATAGGTAGCCAAAACTTTGATGCTAGTGTAAGAAGAATATTGGATTGTGACTTTACAGTTGCAGGAGTAACGTTTGCTAACACAGATTACTTTCAAGTAGAAATACTAGGTACGGATATGGAGGTAGAAATATTTACAGGAAACTTAGATATTACAACTACAACACCAACTTTAGTACAAATTAACTTAGGAGAAACAATTAAGATAAATGAAACTATCCCAAGGGGTATATTTCAAAGTGATTTCTTTTTAAGCATTGTTAAAATGTTTAACCTTTACGTTTATGAGAATAAGTTTAACGACAAGGAACTGGTTATTAGTCCGTTTGTGGATTTTTATCCTGAAAAGTCAGATGAAGCTTTGGATTGGACTAACAAAATAGATAGAGCCAAGCCTTTAAGCATAAAGCCAATGAGCGAGGTTAATGCTCGTTACTATAACTACAAGTTCAAGCAAGATAATGACTTCTATAACGAAAACTATCGCAAGAAGTACACCGAAGGTTATGGAGATTTTATATACGATACCGAGTTTGACTTTGTAAAAGAAACCGATACCCTAGAGGTTATATTTGCTGCATCTGTACTTTATCAAGCAACAGGACAAGACAAAGTATTTCCTGCTATCTATAAGAAGTCAAATAGCAACAACGCAGAAGATAAAATGGATAGCATCATTCGTATAATGCAAACAAAGAAGATTACAGGTGTTAGCACTTGGCATATTATGAATGACAATCATAACTTAGCTTCTTATACTTCGTATGGTTATGCAGGGCATTTAGACGACCCTATAAACCCACAAAACGATTTAAACTTTGGCGCACCTAAAGAACTACAATTTAGCCCTAACAGGTATCCAGAAGTAAACGTATTCAATGCTTATCATAGTCCTTATATTGCAGAAATAACACACAAAGATAGCAAACTATTAACGTGCTATGGGTTACTTGATATTTTAGATATTTTCAATTTAGATTTTAGTAAGTATGTATTTATAGACGGGGTATTATTTAGGCTTAACAAAGTTGAGAATTACAATCCTATGGAATACAACACTACTAAACTATCATTCCTTAAAGTAATAGAAACAAAATACTAATGGCAGAAAACACTCAATTATCATTTGACATAAGGGTAGGCGGTAACCAAGACCAAGCTTTAGGCTCGTTAAAAGCGCAGCTAAGAGAGGCAACCGCAGAGGTAACAAAACTATCCGAGCAGTTTGGAGCAAGTAGCAAGGAAGCCGTAAACGCAGCAAAGAGGGCAGCTGAACTTAAAGACCAAATCGGAGATGCAAAAAGTTTAATTGATGCCTTTAACCCAGATGCTAAGTTTAAAGCCTTAACTGCTTCACTTGGTGGTGTAGCAGGTGGCTTTAGTGCCTTACAAGGTGCAACCGCTTTATTTGGTAAAGAGAACGAGGACTTAGAGAAAACTTTGTTAAAGGTACAATCTGCTATGGCTTTATCTCAAGGCTTACAAGCCGTAGGAGAGAGTATTGATAGTTTTAAGCAGTTAGGTACAGTTATCAAAACGCAGGTAGTAGGAGCATTTTCTACTTTGCGTGGAGCAATTATCGCAACGGGTTTAGGTGCTTTAGCAATAGCCATAGGTCTTGTAGTTGTAAACTTTGATAAAGTAAAGAAAGCAGTTTTAAGTGCTATTCCTGGTCTTGAAACTTTTGGAAACTTTATAGGTAAAACTATTAACTCAATAACTGATTTTATTGGTGTTACGAGTGATGCAACAAGGGCATTAGATAAGTTAAAGAAAGATGGTGCTGAAACTTTGAAGGTCAATAAAAAGTTCATGGAAGAACACGGCGACCAAGTAGACCAATACACAAAGAAAAAGATTGAAGCTAAAAATAGATATGCTGAAGCTATAAAACAAGATGGTGCAAATACGGCTGAATTAGGTAAAAGATTAAATAGAGAATTAGCTGCTGCGGATGCAGAAAGAACGGCTGATGCATCTAAAGCACAAGCAGAAGCAAGTAAAGAAGCTGCTGCTAAACGTAAAGCAGAAAACGATAAAAGATTAGCAGATGAAAAACAATTATCTGCTGATTTATTAAAGAACCAACAAGACAGAAGGAAGCTATTACAACAAGATAACCTTATTAGTCAGAAGCAACTTGCTAAAGATAAAAAAGAGGAAGATGAAAAGGCTAAAACAGAAAAAGAAAAAGAAGATAATGACAGGATAAATGCTCAAATGAAGGTTGTGTCTACTACGACTAACTTTGCTTTACAGGGTATTCAAAAACAACAAGAAGCAGCAAAGGCATCAGTTCAAATAGATAAATTAACTTCGGAACAAAAGATAGCTTTAGCACAACAAACTGCATCGGCTTTAACTGCGGTTAGCGATATTTTAGGTAAAGAAACGGCAGCAGGAAAGGCTCTTGCAATATCGGCTGCATTGATTAATACTTATCAAGGTATTTCTGCGGGTGTTAAGTTAGGATTTCCTGCAGCTATTCCTGCCGTTGCACTTGCTGCGGCTACGGGATTTAGTGCGGTTAAAAACATTATAGCAACTAAAGTTCCAGGAGCATCAAGTGGCGGTGGCGGTAATATGACTGCACCAAGCTTATCGGCAGCAGCCCCAATAGCTCCACCACAACCACAAGCAGCAACAACAAACCTAAGCAGCCAAACTATTAACGCAATAGGCAACCAAGCAGTAAGGGCTTACGTTGTTGAGAACGATGTAACAAGTAACCAACAAAGGATTGCAGCTATTCAGCAAAGGGCAAGATTTGGTTAAATGATAACAATTTAAAACCATTAATATTTACGAATATGGACTTACCTGTTTATTTATTAGACATTAGCGAGGATATGAATGACGATGCCGAGGTTGATTATGTGGCACTCGTAGACAGACCCGCAATACAAAAGAATTGGAATGCCTTTAAAAACCAACAACGCTTTGAAGTGGTTAGCGAAGATAAGCGCATTATTTCTGGACCTCTTATGCTTGCTGACGTACCTATCTTTCGCAGCGATGCTACTTATGGCGATTATTATGTGGTCTTTAGTAAAGATACTATTTTTAAGATTGCGCAAAAGTTTTTCAAAAGAGGCTACCAATCAAACGTAAATTTGATGCACTCCCCTGACCAACAAGTAGAAGGCGTTACTATGTTTGAAAGCTTTATTACAGATCAAAGCAGAGGCATACAACCAATGAAGGGTTTTGAAGATGCACCTGACGGGTCGTGGTTTGGTTCGTTCAAAGTAGACAACGAAGGCGTTTGGAATGATGTTAAAGAAGGCAAATTTAAAGGCTTTAGCGTAGAGGGGTTATTTACCTATAAGACAAAGCCAAGCAAAGAACAAGAACTTATGAATGCAATAAAGGAAATATTGCAACAGGTTAAATGATAAACAAAATCTTTTATTAATATTTAAACAAAAAGAATGATGAACGCAAAAGATGCAATTATGCAAATTAGGGCTTTATTCGAAGATATGCCACAAGTAGAAGCACCTGCTCCTATTGAAGCACCTATCGAGGAAGTACCTGTTACATTCGCAGAATATAGCCTTATGGATGGTACAAAGGTTATGATTAGCGAATTAGCTATTGGCGGTGTAGTTACTTTAGCTGACGGAACACCTGCTCCAACTGGCGAACACCAATTAGCAGACGGAACTCAAATCGAGTTAGACGAAAACGCTAAGATTATTTCTATCGAAACTCCAGAAGCAGAAGCGGAAATCGCTGACGAAACTCCTGCTGAAATGGGTAAAAAGATGGATGAGAAAATGGCAGACGAAATCGCTGCTTTAGTTTCTGAAAACGAAAATCTTAAAACACAAGTAGCACAATTAGAGGCAAAAGTTAAGAATGGCTTTAGTCAAGTAGCTGAGTTAATAGAAGCACTTACTAAGACACCTAACGCTGAACCTATTGCGCAGCCAAAAAACAACTTCGGTTCTAACGTAACTACACACTCAATGAAGTACGATAGGATTGAGAAATTTAGAAACGCTTTATTAAACAAATAAAAATAAAATAAAATGGGATTTGATGTATCTGCATTAGCAAACTATACAAAAGAAAACGAAGCTCTACTTGTAACTTCATCTGTATTGGGTGCAAAAACTGCTGCTCTTATTAAGAGCGCTGGAAATATTATGGTTGGCGTTAAGAGTTCTGAGAAGATAAATATTTTAAGCACAGACGCTATCTTCCAAGATGGTGCTTCTTGTGGCTTTAATGCTTCTGGTTCTACTACCTTTACTCAACGTACTGTAACTCCTGGTAAAATTAAAGTAAACGAAGCTTTATGTCCTAAAGACCTTGAAGCAAAGTATTTACAAAAAGCTTTACCTACTGGTTCTATGTATGACAGTATTCCTTTCGAGCAAGAGTATAGCGAAAAGAAAGCTAAGACAATCGCTGCTCAATTAGAAACTGCGTTATGGACTGGAGACACTTCAAGTGTGAATGTTAACCTTAACCGCTTTGATGGTCTTGTAAAATTAATCGGTGCTGCTTCAGGTGTTGTTGCTGCTAACGCTTCAACTTTTATTTCAGGTGCGCCTTTATCAAGCATTACTGCTGCAAACGTAATCTCTATCTTTGATGGTGTTTACCAAGCAATCCCTGCACAAGTTGTAGCGGCTGACGATATGACTATCTTCTGCGGTCAAGATTTATTTAGAACTTACACTGTTGCTCTTAAAAATAGCGGTAGCTTCAATTACCAAATTGATGTGAAAGCTGATAGCGAATTTGTACTTCCTGGTACTACAATTAAAGTAATTGCAGTTGCAGGTCTTAACGGAACAAACAAAGTTTACGCTATGCGTTTAAGCAATATGTTCTTAGGTACTGACTTATTGAACGAAGAAGAGAAGTTTGAAATTTTCTATGCTAAAGAAGCTGACCAAGTACGTTTCGTATCTGAGTTTAAGATGGGTGTAAACATTGCATTCCCTGACGAAGTAGTGAAGTTTATCCTTGCATAATTTATCGGGTAGGTTGAAATATACCTACCCACTTTTTTAAACTAATTAATTTCTAAAATATGCCGTGCGCGTTAACCCAAAATTACAGCCTTGATTGTAAAGATTCATTAGGCGGAATTACCGAGGTTTATTTTGCAGCAGCAGCAGACGTTACCTCAACTACCGAAGCAAGTGGTGTTATTACCGCACTTGTTAAGGCAGCAGGTAAAAAGTTCTACAAGTACGAACTTGTAAAAGGTACTTCTCAAATCGTTGAGAATATCAATGCAAACGTACAGAACGGAACTGTTTTCTATGCTCCAGAATTAACAGTAGTATTAAACAAATTACAAGCTAATACAAGAAACGAAATCTTGTTGTTAGCTCAAAACACTTTAGTAGCAGTTGCCAAAGATAACAATGGAAAATACTGGTACTTAGGTAAAACAAGAGGCTTAGACCTTACAGCAGGTAATGCTGGTACAGGAACGGCTGAAGGCGACAGAAGTGGTTACACTTTAACTTTCACAGGTGCAGAAGCGGCTATGGCTCCAGAGGTTAACTCTACAGTTGCAGCAGCTTTAACTACTCCTGGTTCTTAGGTTGTTTTGGTTTTGTATATAGATGCCCTCGGACTTAATTGTTCGGGGGTTTTTTATTTTGCAAACAATCGTGATAGTTTATATTTATAGTTGTGATAAGATTAATTAAGGGGCAAACCCAAAACATAATACTTACCTTGACTGAGAAGCAGCTTTTAACAAGCCCGAACTATCTATTTATATTTGAGAATAGATCAACAAATACGGACATCAAATTTGTAAGGCTTAACAATACAGACATAAGCGCATACAAGGAAAGGTACAACGAGTTCACTATTGTAGTTAATAGCTTCTTTAATACGGCTTTAAACGGGCAATACACCTACACAATCTACGAGCAAACAAGTACTACTAACACAAACCCGACGGGCTTAAACTTGCTTGAAACAGGCATAATGGAACTCGAGGATACAACTATATCATTCACAGAATACGAAACAACAAGCACATTCACAATAAGACAATAATGGAAATACAAGTATTGACATTTGCCGAGGCAAAGCAACCTGAATATAAAGAGAAAAAAGGCGAAGGGTATATGCAGTATGGTCAAAATAATGACTATCCGCAGTACCTATTAGACCTATTTAACAAATCTGCAAAGCATAACGCTATTATTAGAGGCAAGGTTAATTACATTGTCGGCAATGGTTGGGCAGGAGAAGAGGCGATTGTTCAAAAGGTAAATAGAGAGGAAACCCTTAACGACTTAACTAAAAAGGTTGCTTTAGATTTAGAACTATTTGGTGGTGCTTATATCCAAGTTATTTGGAGTGTAATGGGCGGTCAAGTAGCTGAGTTATGGCATTGTGATTATACAAAGATTAGAACCAACAAAGACAACACGCAGTTTTGGTATAAAGATGATTGGAAGCTTACACGCAACCAAGAAAAAGCTGAGATTTACAATGCGTTTAACCCTGCTATCCCACAAGGTGTGCAGATACTTTATGTAAAGGAGTATCGCCCAGGAATGAATGTTTATAGCCTTCCTGGTTATTTTGGTGCGCTTAACTACATCGAAAGTGATGTAGAAGTAAGTAAGCACGTTTTAGGTAATGCTCAAACAGGCTTTAGTGCAAGTAAACTTATTACCTTACCAAACGGAGAGCCAAGCCCTGACGAAAAACGTGCAGTAAGCAGACAGTTTGACAATATGTACACGGGTGCAGACGGCAAGAAGTATTTACTTGCTTTTGTAAACGATGCAACAAGAAAGCCTATTGTTGATGACTTAGGTGCGAGTGATTTAACTAAAGAAGACTTTGGTCGTGTAGACGAGTTAATACAAACTAACATTTTTAGCGGACATCAAATTACAAGTCCTGACTTGTTTGGTATTGCCGTTCCTGGTCAATTAGGAAACAGACAACAGCTTAGAGATAGTTACGAGATATTTAATAACACTTATGTACGTTATAAGCAAATGCAGATTGAAGGCGTATTTAATATGCTTGGACAATATGCAGGAGTAACGGAAGAGTTAAAGCTTCAAGCTGTAGACCCTATTGGAATTGACTTTAGTGAAAGCGTAATTAAGGAAGTAGCACCTAAAGAATGGATATTAGAGAAGCTTGGTATTGACCCTACTAAATACGGATTGCCTCTTGAAACAGAGCAGCCAATGGCAGCAAGTCCTTTAAGTGTAAACGAGCATATTAAAGGCTTGAAAGGTCGTGAGTGGCAGAATATGCAGCGCATCATTCGTGATTTTAACAAAGGCAAGATAACAAGGGAACAAGCAAGTTCTATGTTAAAAGGTGGATATGCTTTAAGCGATGACGAAGTTTCTACTTGGTTAGGTGCAGAGGAATTAGAATTTAACGAAACCGATTTTCAGGTTTTCTTTGAGTTTGGAGAAGATAGAGGTGCTTATGAAGTATTTAAAAGCAAATCAAGATTTAGCGATGATGCAGACTTTGAAATGTTTGCAGATGTATCGCAGTTACAATCTAATATCTTAGATTTAATTGTTAAGGACAAGCGTATTACTCCAGAAGTAATTGCTGACACACTTAAAGAAGATGTAGGTGCGGTTAAGCGTGTTATTGATCTATTAATTGAGAAGGGGTTTATTAAGACAAGCGAAGTAAAGCAAGGTAAGGGCATTGATAGTAACGTTATTATCGAAAGGCAATTAACTGCTCCTATTGGGCAGATTGTTGAAGCTATTAAGCCACAAACTACGCAAATTTTAATTCGTTATTCTTACGAGTGGAAAGCAGGTTTTAATGATGGCGATTTAGATACAAGCAGACCTTTTTGCAAATACTTAGTAACCGCTAATAAGTTTTATAGCCGTAGTGAGATTGAGGCAATGAGTGCAAGGCTTGGTTATAGCGTATGGGATAGACGAGGCGGTTGGTATACTAAGCCAGGAACAAACACACATAGTCCAAGTTGTAGACACGAGTGGAAGTCAAACATAGTTAAAAGAAAATAAGAAATGAGCTTAAACACATTATTCATAAGCGTACAGAATATTAAAGACAGGTCTGGCTTACACGCTAACGTAGACGAAAAACTTGTATTGCCTGAAATTAAGACCGCACAAGACATCTATATCTTACCTGCGCTTGGTAGTGCTTTGTACAATCGTTTGCAAGACGGCATTAATAACTGCACACTAAACCCTGACGAAACAACGTTATTAGATAACTATATTGCAGATACTTTAGTACACTATGTACTCAGTGAGTTGCCAATGGGTTTGTCTTATCAGTTCTATAATAAAGGGTTATTAAGAAAGAGTGGCGAGAATACCGAGAACCCTTCGATGCAAGATATGATTGACGTGGCGAATAGATACAAGGCAAGAGCTGAGTTCTACAAGCAAAGAATGATTAAATACCTAAAAGAATATTCAACAACTTACCCTGAATACCTTAACCCTGGAAGTGGCATTGATGCAATACACCCTGAGAACGATGCTTACACAACGAGCATTTGGCTTGGCGATTTTGATTGCTGCGCAGGTAAAAGCTTCGAGGAATTATATCAAGGTAACAGAGGTTGTAGCGACTGTTAATATGAGCAAAGTAACAACAATAAAAAACCAAAATAAGCTTCGTGTTTATTTAGAAAAAATTAAGAATGAGCCTGACGTTAAACCAAATAGTAAAACAAATAACGACACTCGGAAACGACCACGAACAAATTAACTTTGTTTATTTCGGCGATGTGTGGGAACGTTTGTCTAATGGCGAGGTTACTTACCCTGCTATGTTCTACACTTTAACAGGTGCAACTATAAACGCTAAAAATATTACTTACAATTTTAGCCTTTATTTTATGGATCGTATGTTAATGGAAGAGACAAACGAAACGGAAGTTTTATCGGATATGACTTTAGTAGGTCAAGATATTGTAGCGCAGCTTAGATACCCTAAAGCTATTTGGGATATTGGCGACACCGCACCATTGACTTACTTTACTGAAAGCGACCCTGACTATCTTGCAGGAGTTAAGATAGATATTACAATGGAATTACCTTACCTAAACGACAGATGCCAAGTACCATCAATTTACACTTATTAAATTTAAAATATGTCTTGTAGTTCATCAACCGCAGATTTTCGCCCTGCACAATATAATATCCAACTTTGGCGGAACGATAGTTGGGTACAAACTTTTGCCATAACGGCTGAGAATGTACCTGTAAACTTAACGGGTTCTACTATTACTATTCAGGTTCGCAAAACTGCTAACGCAAGTGCAGTGGATTTAAGCTTATCAACGGGTGGTAATGGCATCACTATTTCTGGTGTGGGTAATAACCAAATTG